ATGGAGGGAAAAAATATGTTTACAATGGATATGTTCGAACCGATCATCACAGCAACAACACAATTTGTACCGATTGGTCTTGGCGTTGGTGTAGCATGTTTTGCTGTTACGGGCGTTGCGACTAAAGGCTTCAACTTCATCAAATCTATGTTCTTTTAATTTGATGGAAATCAGGAGAAATCAGAATATCTGGTTTCTCTTTTTTTAATAAAGTAATGGAGGTTAAATAAATGGACAAAGAATTTCAATTATTTTTAAAGAAATACTTTTTTAAATGGTTTATGCGAATCGCAGTATGCTTTTTAGTTTTTTTAGCATTTGTGAGCCCAGATTCTGTCGCAGTTCTATTCATGCGTTTGATGAGTGTTCTGATCACATTTACATTAGTCAAACTTTGTTCAATTTGGGTTCGATGGTTACGCACGCCAGCGAGATTGAAAGTCGAGGAAACATCGGATTAGAGAGAAATATAACCTATATTGCAGTTGAAGCACCACCGCCTCAAGTAGTCACTGTGCAAGGACTTGAAGATATAAAATCAAAGCTAGGAGACTTCACTACATCATTTGATACTCAGTTTGAAAAATCTTTTAAAAAGCTTGAAAGAACGGGGCAAAATGTTAGAGATGTTGTTAATAGAGTTGACGATGTAGGGCAATCCGTTAAGACGAGTGTTAATAATTCGAGTTCTATATTAAATAGTATCGGGAATATCAGTACACCGATAATTGGATTTGCTGGTGACATGCTTAGCACATATTTAACAGTTAAGAGTATAAGTGAATTGATGACTTTACACGCTAATACTCTTAATAACAATATTATGACCCAAACAACACAATTAGTGAATTCAATTGGTGCTCCAGTTCAAACTATAAGAGACTTCTTAAAGGTAGGCAGTTCTACTTCTACAAGCGCTAATAGCTCTGATGGACCATTTACTTCATTAATGAAAAATCTAACCAAAGCTGTGATCTCACCGATCGATAAGTTAAATGACTTATTAAAAATCGGTAGTCCTACTTCTACAAGCGCTAATAATTCGGATGGATCTTTTGCTACACTAATGAAAACTCTAACCAGAGCTGTAATCTCACCAATTGATGCATTGAATAATTTATTAAAAGTCGGTAGTCCTACTTCTACAAGTGCTAATAGTTCGGATGGAACATTTGCTACGTTAATGAAGACTTTAACCAGAGCTGTGATCTCACCAATTGATGCATTAAATGAAGTTTTCAAAATTGATAACGCTAATACTATAAGTGCAAATAATTCGGATGGAACTTTATCTACGCTAATGAAGACTTTAACCAGAGCTGTGATCTCACCAATTGATGCATTAAATGAAGTTTTCAAAATTGATAACCCTAATACTATAAGTGCAAATAATTCGGATGGAACATTTGCTACGTTAATGAAAACTTTAATGAGAGCTGTCATTTCACCTATTGATACGATTGTTAACATACAAACTGCTATCTCTAATACTGCAAATGCAACTCAAAATCTATTCACGAATAATGGTACATTTACGAACGTTTTAATATCCATAATGCAAAATGTTATCAATCCACTTGAAAGCATACAAAAATTGATGAACGTTGGCAATTCTACATTATCGATCAATAGCAACGATGGATTGCTATCACAACTTTTCAAAAATGGTTTTAACACACTATCAAATGCAATAAGTCAAATTCCTGTATTAGATTTGAATAATATAACTAGCAATATAAGTTCAGGTTTCAACGATGTTATGCAAGGCTTGCAAAATATTAGTGATATTTTTAAGAATGGTTTTGAATCAGTGCTTGAGGGTATCAGCAGTTTATTCGTTCCTAATGGTGCAAATCTCAAATCAAATTTTGACGATTTAGTGACTACTGCTAATAAAAAATTGCCGTTCATATTTACTCTTCCAAGTTTTATGCTAGCACTGTTTACTCCAATTTCTTCAGATTGGTTTGAAGCTGTTAGTTTCAATTTTATGGATGTACAGGCGAATTTTAATAATACTGCTCGACCTTTAACAGATATTTATATACCTGTATTTAGAGATATTATACGCTTGTTGTTATGGTTGACGTTGATCATGAAATGTTATAAGCGTGTAGTGGTTGGATCTGCAATTACAGATGGGGGAGATACTACTTGATTTTAGATGCAATTTTCAACTTATTTTTCGGATTAATCAATGGTATTCTTGATTTTCTTCCAACCCTTAATTTTTTGATTGATTTACCAGATACCACAAATTTCCGAATATTCTTGGGGTATGCTGATTATTTTTTTCCTGTCCAGACACTAATCATTGTTGCTGGTATCTACTTTGATTTTTCTCATAGCATGTTCATTTGGCGATTTATCAAAATGTTATGGAAATTAATACCTTTTACTTAACATCTAACATATTTTTTTAATTTACTATTTTTAAACTATCGGAAATTTTTTTCTGGGTGCAGGCTTGACCTGTACCAGAAAAAAATTCGATTTTTAAAGTGAGGTAGAAAAATGCAAGAGATTTATAAAAAAGTTTTTAAAGGCCATAAATTTTGGCGTTTGTGGTATTACGTTTTTAGAGATTTGAAACTTGAATCGGATAACAAGAAAAAGGGGATCGTAAATTTTAAGCATTTCGGATTGACTTTGTTTTGTGGTCGTCAAGGATCTGGTAAAACAATGAGTCTTTGCTACTATGCGCTGTATATTATGCGGAAATATCCAACAGTCAAAGTTTTATCTAATTTTGGGTTTGTATATCAGCATGATGAAATATACAGCATATACGATATTGTTGAAGCAGCAGAAAAAGCAGAATCGGAAGGGTACGACGGTACGCTTATATTGTGGGATGAGCTTCAGAATGATTTTGACAGCTATTCTAAAGTTTCTACTGAGGTTTTATCATTCATCACTCAACAGCGTAAGAGAGGCGTTAAAATACTTGCTACGTCTCAAGTCTTTACAAGGATCTCGAAGCCTTTACGAGAACAAACTTTTGAAGTAGTCGAATGTCGTACATTCTTTAACAGATGGACTCGTGCAAGATTTTATGATGCGATCAATTATATTGAAAATATCGAAAAGTCACAAGATCGTAAGCATCTGCAAAAAGGCCGACTCTTGAGCTTTATACAAGAAGACACCTTGCGAAAATCTTATGATTCTTATGCTGTTATTGAACGTTTGATAGATAAATCTAAAAAAGAAAAAGACAAAGAACCGGCCAACTTGATTGTTATAAACGAATAAAACCGAATGTTTGAGTGACCAGGAACGATCATAATCACACTATTAACCGAACGATAATGTTTTAAAAAACTAAAAGTATATTAAAACTATTATAACTAATTATATTCAAATAGTTTGTTTACATTAATTTGATTATTTAAATGTGACTTGCATCGATATTTTACGAATAGTGTAAAAAGTTTTCCACAGTTTTAAAATCAAGAAAACAAACCAAGTGTGCATTATCCACATTTTTATTTTCTAAACGCTAAACGGTGTAACACGTGCGTCTATGTTTTCGCTTTATTTTATTAGTTTTTCAGCATATTTCAATAAAGTCATGCCGAACAAAATAATTATAAGAAATTTTGATAGTTGAAAATAGTCTGTTTGTAAGTAATTTTGAGTTAATACGCTATGAAAGACGATGCTAGCGCCTAGAATAGCTAATAAAACAGCATATAATTTTCTTGCTATAGAATTCACCACCTTTAAAATAAAGCGGTGTAAAACATAGACACACGATAAATATAGTTTACTACAGTTATCCACAATTTCGAAATCAGAAATCAAGTTATCGTGCAGTCAAGTATAAATGTCACGAGCCAGCGAGTTTTATGCCTTGACGGCTGCAATCCAATCCCCAGACCCTAGAAGCACTAGGAATGCCAAAGCCATTCCTAGACACCTGCCGACGGGGCGTGCCCCCATGAATGGGGGAGTGGGGGCTGACCTATTAAAGTTTGGAGGTGGCCTTTTCAAAGGCTACGGTTTTAAAGCAATCTAAATTAAATTTTTTGGGAGTGATCAAATGTTCAGCTATGTCGAATTTTTAGAAGTCGTTGAGTTTCATGTGTCAAAGATATCAAACACTGATCGCATGTCGCAAGCATTGACGCTTAAGATTCCACGTACGAAAACAAAATTTCACGTGCAGATCTGCAATCGTATTCGTTTACCGGATCTGAAAAAAGGCGATAAAGTCAAGTTAGTGCTTGATTTTTATACTTGTGCGAGATCAAAAATGTTGCGTTGGACAGTCAGAGATGTGATCTTACTACATGATTTGTCAAATGTTAAAACAGAAATTGTCAAAAAGTCGAGAAAGTGATTCGCGTTTTGCTTCAGCAATAAGTGCCTCGCTTTTTAAATTTGGATTATTTAAGTGAGTCGCTTTTGCACGTTTTAAAGTGAATCGCTTTTGGTAGGATCCAGGATGTAAGTGATTCACCATTCCTGAATTGAGTAGTTGTAGGATCCAAACGCATTATATAAAAATACTGTAGAGGTGATAAAAAGATGGGTGTAGCAAGAAATAAAGATAGACGATCGGTTACTTTAAAAATCAAGCATTGGGATTATCTTAATGAAAAAGCAAAAGCATCAAAACAGAAGCGGCCGTATTATGGACGCTATACAATAAGCACTGAAATCGAGCGATTAATAGAGCAAGATATTGAGTTGAAAAAGGCGGGTTTTATCAAATGAGGGAGAAAACAAATTTTCTTGAAACCCCCGTAACTAACAGGGGGGTATACAATACAAGGCAAATCTCTCTAGCTTATGTGGCACAAGAGTTACACCTTGATCACGACTGACAGACTGTCTTACAAAATAGTATAACAAGGTAGGTAGGTTGTATGAATGATGTTTCATTAGAATTTGTTGAGCAATCTAAACGCTATATCACAATAGACTGGCTGACTGCTAGCTTCAACATTAATCTTGATGTACACGATTTTATAGGTGAAATTTTGTTTATGGATTATCATGATTTCGAATTTGAAGTGGGTGGATTAGCGCGATCATATCGCTATGGGAACACTGCTAAATTTGGTGATATTCATATTTATTATTCTAACAATTTGGATGTTGAAAATGGCTTGAACGCTGGCTTTACAATCAATTTCAGAGGGCAAGGCTGCAGACAATTTGAAAGCTATCGCTGGTCGGATGGATCTTGGTGCTGGTACGATACAATCAAAACTTTTTTGCTGAATGATTGCAAATTTACTAGACTAGATATTGCATTAGATTTGATCAATACAAAATATACTTGTCAATTTTTGCTTGAAAAAATTTATCAGAAAACATTGATTTTTCGTGGCGACGTTCGTCGTCACAATAAGATCAACACAAAAACAGGCGAAGATTATCATGCTAGTATTTATATTGGATCTAAACCTCAACAATTAAACGTTTATGACAAAAAAGGTGAACGTTTTGATCGTGCTGGTCAAGAGTTTGATGTTGAAAATTGGATTCGTTGGGAGTTGCGTTTAAGTGGTGAAAAAGCACATTTAGCATGCATAGAACTTGAAAATGGTCGATCGTTGTCTGATTTGTTTTGTGGCGTATTAAGAGCACATTATCGATTCGTAACTCGCACTGGTGATAAAAACTTGTCAAGACGTAATGACGCACGTTGGTGGTTAGAATTTCTGGGAAATGCAGTTGAAACAAAACTATATGTAGATAAAGACAAGCCGACCCTTAAAAAGAAAGAAAACTGGCTTGAAAAACATGGACCAGATAAGTCAGAACTCATGCTTTATTTAAAAGATTACTTTGTTTATGGATCGGCAAAAGCGTTTGATAAACTCACTAAAAGAATTCAAAGGCAAAGCTATAATTTAACTGTTGATGACTTATCAATGATCTTACAAGGTGTTTATGAAGAATGTTCGAATGCTGGTGTTATCAGCAAATATTCTAAAAATCAGATTATTGTGGAATTGCACAAAATTCAATTTAGAAAGGAATCTGAATGATCTATATGAAAATCAATGAATTGATCGATCAATATCAAAAACAAGCTGAAAAACTTGAAATCAAATTAAAACGGCTATCCGTAAAAGAATTAAAATCGTCAACCGACCAGCAACGCATAGGAATCATTTAAGGTCAATTAATGCACATTGATACAGTCATTGATGATTTGCTTGCGCTGGAGCCGCAAACGAATCAAACAAACTTCAGATTGATCATGCAAACATTAAAAAGAAGAACTTTAAACAACAATTAACGAATATTAACGAATTTGGGTTGAAAAGAGAGGTTTTTCCATAAAAATGCAATTAAGAGGGACCCTGAAAGGATAAACACAGACTTGTTGACGTCTTATCTTTTTTCCATGTAACTCCTGGTTACCAAAATAAAGTGCAACACTCAGTAGATTCTTGTTGGGTTTTTTTGTTATTTAGGCTTAAGGATATGGTACAATCAGAGGTAACATGATAATCGATATTTTTGTTAAATTAGGAGGAAATGAGAGAAAAGCAGGAGGTATGTAATGGACAATCAAAAGCAAACAGATGTAAGAAAGAACATAACGTTTTCGGTAATTTCATTAGTGGCATTACTACTCGCATTGCTTGGGTACTTTTATACTTTTTTCAATAAAAATACTGACTACAACACGGCAGTTAATGCTTCAATTTTTATTCTAGCTGTAGCAAGCGGTTTAGTAACCACAAAAGAAAAATCAGGGAACAAATTACTACAATCATTGATTACCGTTGATACTGTACTTTTTGTCTCTTGGGTGATAACAATAATTGTGGGTCTGTTTATTTGATATACGATGCTTCGTAGTTGTTGTCTCAATAAGATGGGATTTATGACGCATTGTGAGGGGTTATAGTGGATGTAGCGATTTGATAATGAACACAGATATGATACCCTTGTTCGGGCGGACTGACTTGGTTACAAGTGAGTGCTTTGGAGGAAGTCATCTTCATATCTGTGAAGGTTCATTGTCAAATCATCTGAGGTCGTTGGCTTAAACAAGGGCAGGGGGACTGACTGAGTATGGCATACGCTCACCTAACAGCAGAAGAACGTGGCAAGATTGAGGCATACCTTGATGAAGGTCTATCGCAAGCGGAGATAGCAAGGAGACTGGATCGTCACCGTTCAACTATCTCAAGAGAAATCAAAAGAGGTAGCGAACAAAGAGGACGCAATAGCACTGCAAAACTGCGCTATCAAGCAACAAGTGCGCAAAATATTGCAAGAATGCGGAAGCAGAACTGTGGTACTAAAACAAAAGCAACAATCCATAATACTAGAACAATATTGAAGTATCTAAATATGAAATATTCACCAGAACAAATTGTAAACGCTGTTCGCAGTGTAAAAGTTTGTAGAACAACGATTTACAATTGGATCTATTCGAAAATAATCAACTTTAATATGAAGATGCTGCGTCATCATGGTAGACGCTACAAAGTAAAA